TGATAAGTGTCCTTGCCTCATCAATTCATCAGTTCTTGTTACTTTGTATGATGGACCAAAGAGTCCCTCAAGCACCCACTTATGAGTCTGTGTACCGTCTAATGTTCCAGTAAAACCAAATCTATATTTTGCATGATGAAGTTTGGTCATGATATTAATCAATGACTTGGACTTGAATAAATGTGCTTCATCACCTATAATACAACCATAGTCTTCAAAGAAAGATCGTTCTAGTTTATATACTGATTGCCACGTTGTAATTGTCACTGGAGCATCATTACTCTTCTCCTTACCCGAATAAATTTTGTGACAGTATGACTGAGCATCCCAACCATAATCAAGAAAATCCTTGTACATCTGCTCTACAAGGGATGTCGTTGGAACAACTAAAAGGATTTTTTCTCCTCGGTCT